CCCGCCTGTACAGGGTGCTACGCAGCAGATGGGATGTACAACATGCCGAATGTTAAGGCGGTTAGAGATCACAATAAGCACGACTGGCAGCGTGATGCATGGGTAGATGAGATGGTACAGGAACTAGATAACTCTAGATATTTCAGATGGTTTGATAGTGGTGATGTTTATTCTGTCTCACTTGCAAACAAGATCTATCAGGTCATGCAACGTACACCTTGGTGTAGCCATTGGCTGCCTACTAGATCGTATAAGTTTCCAAAGTTCTCTTCTATTTTCAAGAAGATGAATGCATTACCCAATGTCGTTGTTAGGTTTTCTAGCGACAGTATTACTGGTGGAATCATCAAAGGTAGAAACACCAGCACCATTGTGCAGTATGCAGAGGATGCTACTCCTAAGATGTCAGTATGCGAGGCAAGCGATAGAGGCGGTAAGTGTGGTCCCTGTCGATCATGTTGGGATAAGAATGTGTTAGTCGTTGCTTATCTTGCACATGGTAGAAGTATTAATAAGCAGTACAAACTAATGAAACTAAATAACGTAGCTTAAAGGAGGATAAGAGTATGAGTAAAATGACTGTTAGGTTTTACAAGACAGGTGTTTACTTAGGAGATAAAAAGATAGATGAACATGATCTTTGTTCAGTCTGTGACGAAATAACACCTACTGCCTGGCTTGATGAAGAGAAGGTATGTTTCGACTGTATCGGAGAATACAAAGAAGGGAAGGCTGACTGGGGTGATGGGCCTGTCGAGCCTGACAGTAAGTATGACGGATACTGGGAGGAGTAAGGTATGAGTGTTAGACATAGCTACCGTAGCTCTAAGCGTAGAAAGAAACGTCGAGAGTTTAAGCAAATTAAGAAACGTAAGCAAAAGACTTATGAGATTATTAAACGTGATCGCAAGCAGCCTAAAAGCGATGAGTATAAAGACTACTAAAATAATGCGAGGTTACATATGGAAAGCAAAAAGCTTTTTTGGTTTTTAATATTAGTAATAATTGCTGGGGTTTACGCTGTTGTGCAAGTAACAGATGAGCATAGTCATGAGCTGGCTGATCAGCAGCAATATGCTAATGATGTTTGTGACCAGGTTGTACCTAATTATAGGGCTTGGGGCGTTGATAAGCTTGAGGATACCTATGGTAAAGATTGTCCAGGTGCAGTAGAAGAAGTACCCGAACCTTACCCCTTCAGCAAATGTTTTAAGTTAGCCAGTAAACGATATGACATTGAGCCTAGCCTGTTAGCTGCTATTGCCAGTGTTGAAAGTAGCTTTGATCCGTTAGCAGTTTCAGACGCTAATGCGATAGGTCTTATGCAGATTAAGTGGCCTGTTACTGCACAAGAGTTAGGGATCACTAATAGAGATGAGCTATTTAACCCCTGTTTAAATGTTGAAGTTGGTGCAAAGTATATATCCAAGCTCAGGTTAAGGTTTGGCAGTAAGTTGATTGCTCTTGCAGCTTATTACCAAGGACCAACTAAAACAAAAAATGAATCTTCTATACCCAAATCATCAATCAGATATATTGAACGTGTGCTACGTGAGCAACAGATACTAAACAACTAATGTTTGTTATGTGTTACTCCATTATGTGTGCAATATATCTTCATAATTAATCTTTAATATCACTAAAAAATGAAAGGAGAACAAATGTCCATACGACATATGATTCACAAAGTAAACAAAATCAGCTTTGAATATTTTAATCTTGCTCACTCTGTGGGAATGGATATAAAGATAATCACTGAAAATGACGAAGAGTTTTTACTTGAAATGTACGCTGATAGCCCTGATAAGCTAAAAGTAAAACTACTAAACCAGTTTGATGAGATTTTTCCCTCTGGCTTAGATGATACAGAAGATAATCTCTTACCCTTTCCTAGTTTATAAAAGGCTTTAGCAGAAGTCTTTTCCCAAAGGTGTCTCAGTGTTACTCCCCTTAACATTGAGATGCCATCTGCTCTAACCCTTTAACAATTTTAAAAACGGAGAAATGTAATATGTCTGATACTACTACAAACAGCCCTGATAAATGGAGAAAGCTACTTGAGTTTCCGATTCATTTAAAGAATGTATTAGAGTTGGCACAACTTAGGCTGCAAAAAGAACGTGGTTTAGAGAAGGTCACTATGGCAACAACCATGTTGTACCTTTTAAATCTTGGCCTAGAAGTAGCCAATGACAAATGGGACGCACAAGATGAGTATGACTCATGAGGTATGTCTTCAGTGAAATACCTAACAACGAAGAAGGCAGACAGCTTGTATCCCTGATGCGTAAGTACCTCAATAGGAATGACTACACGCTACGGCAACGAGGTCAGTTCTTGCAGGATGGTGAGGATTGGAGGAAACATACTCATGGTCAGTCTCTAGCCAAAAGCAAGTGCATCAGAGTTTATATAGACAGGATTGAAAAGAGTGAGCCTCTACCACAAGCCCCTGTCCAGGTGAGTCCTGAAGAAGAACCAGAACTTCCTTGGTTTTATCAAGACCTTTTAGAAAAGATGTTACGCATGTTTCATGAGGACAGATCTCAAATTCAGACTATATCTGCGGCATTTAATTTTATGTCTGATCGAATAGATACCCTCGAAGAAAAAGTAGAACATCTTTCAGATAACGTACACTGATTAAAAACGGAGAACCTATGCCTAGTAAAAAATATATAGGGTCAAACTTTTCATCTACAACTGACCCTTTACCTACGTTTGAAAGACCTGTTAGAAACTTTATAAAGCATAAAAATTCAAAAGATTTAATGAACTACTACAAGAAAAACCCGACGGATAAAAAGGTGTTTGTATATATAGTTCGAGAAAACTCATTAAAAACTTTTGATGAAGTTACGGAGGTCTATTACTGTGATGATAAAGGTGAACTAAGACCAGTTGGCAAACCTAAGTATACGAAGTATTAATCATGACTATAAAACCAGATGCAATAATCGTTGATGTTGATGGAACAATAGCGTTACGTCGCAACAGAGGACCGTATGAGTGGCATAAAGTAGGTAACGATGCCCCTAATAAACCTATTGTTCGATTGGTTGGTACGCTGTATAAGATGGGCTACGCCTTGTTGATAGTTACGTGCAGGGATGGTCGCTTTGAATCACTTACAACCCAATGGCTATCTGACTATCAAATACCGTTTGACCGTTGCTACTCTAAACCTGTTGACTCTGATGACACTGATGTTGTGGTCAAGGCCAGGATTTACGAAGACATTAAAGAGGAGTTCAATGTGCAGTACGTGTTTGATGACAGACAAGAAGTTGTTGAAATGTGGAGGAATAATGGACTCACTTGCTTACAAGTCGCTGACGGATATTTTAAGTAGTATAAAAAAGATCACTACAGTTCTAAAATTACTTAGTAATACCTTACTAAAAGCATGGTTATTTTTTCTAAAATTATATATAGAAACATTTAACATTTTAATTGATCTTTTTATCCAGCCCTCAACCGAACCAGCAATGTACTGGAACCACAACTGTGACGGGCTTCGCCTTAACATTAGCCTGGAACACGGTGAAATGTGTAGCCACTGTGGTAAAAGTGAAGACACTCTTTATAACAATGAATAGAAAATGGAGGAACTATGAAACAATCCTGAAAGTTAACGTGGTTATAAAGTCTTTATTGACTTAGCCCTTAACTACTGTATTGTGAGTTAAAATCTTTTAAAGAAGTTAATCTATAAAAGAATAATTTATTTTTTTCTTCTTTAGACTGAAGAGATTTTACATATTTAAAATACTTTACATAACAATTAAACTAAAACCTAAATAGGAAAACCATAAAAAATGACTATCACTCAATTAAATGCAAGCCGTAACACTAACTACAACCATCTAGCGGAACTCCCTCAATCAGATCTAGATGAGTTACCTTCCTTTAGTACCTATCCTGTTACATATGTTGCCACTACAGATAAAGGGCTGGAACATAGGACCAGTGCTACAAAGCGTGTTGTCTACAATAACCTAAGTGGAGATCTTGTTCACGTAGCTGGCAAAGATTATAACGCTAAGGTGCAGCCACTTGATGGCATCCAGGCAGTAGAACGATTGTTGCTTGATTCAGGTGTTAATCTTGAAGGTGTCTCAAGACGTATAGATACCTCGCACAATGGCGGAAGACTCTGTGCTGCGTACACTCTACCAAACTACACCCTGGATTTAGGAAACGGTGACGAGACTCAGTTCCAGTTGTTACATAGAAACAGTTGGGATGGAAGCTGGACCTTTACTGTTGAAGTAGGTGCAATCCGTATAGCCTGTACCAATGGACAGGTAGCCCTAGACAACTTCTCCGTCTACTCAGCTAAGCACACTCCTCGTTTAGATCCTGAACACGCTAAGCGTAAGATTGAAACTGCTTTGAAAACCTTTGAGGCTGAAGGTGAGCGATGGAAAAAGTGGAAAAGCTTAGCCATTACTCGCAAAGAAGCACTTGACATGTTTACAAGGGTAGCTGGCTGTAATGAACCTTATGATTCTGTTACTGAAGCTATGGATAACAAAAGAATCTTGAGTAACAAGACGGTTATGTATCTTTGGACCCAGTTTCAGGACGAGATTAAAAATCTTGGAATGAATCAATGGGCAGCATACAACGCTATGACTCATTGGAGTACCCACGCTCCTGCTGGTAAGAAAAGTGCAGCAGCTAACATTGTGTCCACACGAGTGGCACGTAATAAACTTGTTAGGCAAGCGTCGGTACAGATGGACAAGGCCGCGTAACAGGAGATCATCAATGTTAACTGATGATGAGAAAGTGTTTGTCGAGGATATATGGTCAAGGATTTTTGCTTTATCGTTAGGTGTTGGAATGCCTGATGAGAGGGTGATGTTTAGATTCATGGCCTACCTCGACATTCAGCAGTCAGACAGTGATGATATACCTTTAACTGAGGAAGAGATTTACAACCAACTTCCTTTATTTTTGGAGAGTCTTTGTGAAGTTAATGACTAAAGAAACTTTTAATGATTTTCTGAAACACAACATGACCACCTTATACCAAGAGAAAATACTAGCTACGAAAGTCTATGAAAGTGGTAACGTAGTTGGAGTGTCTTTTGGAAAGGGTTGTACCGTGACAGGCGAAGAGCTGTATGAGCAGCATGTCGCCATTAACAATACTTTAAAAACTGGAGAAGCTTAAATGCCCCAAGCAAAACATGAAATACAATTGATCGAAGGAATTCCTGAAGTTCTGGAAGGCCAGTCCTACTATGCCCACGTTGACATACCTGTTCCTGATCTAAACGAAAAACAAAATCCAGGTTCAGGGAAGTACGGATGGGAAATTAATCTTACTGTCTCTGACGAAGTGTATAAGCAGTTTAAAGCTGCTGGCTTTAACGTAGGTCTAAAGGCTGCTGGTGAGAAGTCGTACACTGAAGACTGTGTAATGACGTTCTACCGCTGGCGTGAAAGCACTGACGGTACGCCCAATAAGGCTCCGGTAGTGATAGGTCCAGAAGGTAAGCCGTGGGGAGACATGATCCCTAATGGTTCTACTGTCAAGGTACAGTGGAGTAAGCGAAGGTACGCAGCAGGTCGTTACCTTAGAGGCATCGTTGAAGCCGTCCAGGTAGTAGAGATTGCGGAGGTTTCAGACCATAGCCAAAACGTAAGGATTGTTCTCTAATGGCAATATATGTTAAAGGTGATGCACGTTACGACATAGCGAAAGCTACTGATCCGAAGCAAGCAAACTTTCTTTTACAGACGTTAAGTGAGGTTCTTCCTCAAAAAGAGAAAGCTATGCAAGCTGTACTGATCTATAGCACGTCACAAGAGGGACTTCAGCAGAAGCTAGAAGCATTGCTGACACCGGAGTCCCTCATTGTCGAGGATGAATCAGAGTCCACTAACGAACAAACTTAAAAACTAAATTTAAAACGAGGACAAACTAATGGGTTTTGTACGAACTCACCTACATTGTCCGTCATGCGATAGCAGTGATGCACTTTCCGAGAACGAAAATGGGAGTGCATACTGTTTTGCTTGCGGAGAATATCTCAGCAGTAAAGACTACCAAGTAAAGAAAACAGAGGGGACGACTTTGAGTGTTATTGAAAGCAGGGAACCTGTTTCTATAGTAGAAAGTGAAGCTTTGTTTAGTTATATGCCTATTTTAAATCGTGGACTGGTGTTAGACACTGTAAAAAAATACGGAGTTAAATGTCAGACAGAGTTCGACGGTACTAAAGAAAACATTGTTAAGTATTCTATCCCCTACTATGGCAACAACGAGATAGTTGCTACCAAGACAAGAGTTGTTAGCCCTAAATCTTTCTTTTGGTCAGGCTTAAAAGGTCAGGCAGGATTGTTTGGGCAGCAGCTATTCTCAAGTGGTGGTAAATTTATAACCCTTTGCGAAGGTGAGGTAGATGCTATGTCTGCCTACCAAATACTTGGCAGTAAGTGGCCTGTAATATCTATCAGTTCAGGAGCGCAGAGTGCTGACAGGGATGTAAAAGATAATCTAGAGTACCTTGAGTCTTTTGATAATGTTGTTATTTGTTTTGACATGGATGAACCAGGGTTAAAGGCAGCTACACGAGTTGCAAGATTGTTATACCCTGGAAAGGCTAAGATTATGTCTCTGCCTGAAGGCTTCAAGGATGTTAATGAGATGCTTGTTGCTAACCAACAGAAGAATTTTACAGAAGCTTGGTGGGCAGCGAAGACATATACACCTAGTGGCGTGTTGTCTGTTTCTGAGAATAGAGAAGCTTACAAGAACCGTGAAAAGAAACCCTCAATACCTTATCCGTGGGAAGGTTTAACGGCGAAGCTTGAAGGCATCCGACAGGGAGAACTTATTACTTTAGCTGGCGGGACAGGGCTAGGTAAGTCTTCAGTCACTAGAGAGTTAGAACACTGGCTACTAAAATCTACAGATGACAACATAGGTATTGTTGCTTTAGAAGAATCCTTTAACAGGACCGTAGATGGAATTATCTCTATAGAAGCTAACAATAAGCTGCATATTGACAGGATTAGAGAGCAGTACACTGAAGAAGAATTAGATGAGTTCTTCAATATCCTGTATCACGGTGACAATCATAACCGTGTATGGATACATGCCCATTTTGGCACCAATGATATTGAGTCCATATTTACTAAGTTACGCTTCATGATTGTAGGATGTGAATGTAAATGGGTTGTTGTAGACCACTTACATATGCTTGTCTCTCAAACCGTTGAAGGCGATGAGCGTAGATCTATAGACTCTATTATGCATAGGCTAAGAACCCTAGTAGAGCAGACAGGGGTAGGCTTGATACTGGTTTGTCACCTAAGAAGGATAGACGGTAACAAGGGTCATGAAAATGGAGCTGAAACTTCTCTAAGCCATCTCAGGGGATCACAAAGCATAGCGCAGCTAAGTGATTGCGTAGTAACTTTAGAGCGAAATCAACAGTCTGATGATCCTATAGAGGCTGCTACAACACGTATCAGGGTACTCAAGAGCAGGTATACAGGTGATGTAGGAGTAGCGACACACCTTGTATATGATCATGCTACAGGAAGACTCAACGAGCTTGACCTGGGTGACCTGGAAGATAAACCGTTAGAAGATGAAGATGCATCTATGGTGTTTGATTAAAATGAAACGACTTGTCTTTGATGTAGAAACTGATGGACTTAGCTATACAAAAATATGGTGTATTGTTGCTCAGGACATAGAGACTAAAGTTATTTATACCTATGGACCTGATCAATTAGAAGAAGGGTATCGGCTGCTAAGCTCTGCCGACTCTTTAGTAGGACACAACATCATAGGCTTTGACATACCTGCTATCAGGAAGGTACTACACAAACCTGAATTTGCTAAGTCTGTTGAAGTGTTAGACACGCTGGTTCTTTCAAGGCTGTTCAATCCTGTACGGGCTTCAGGACACAGGCTTGCTAACTGGGGAGATGTGCTTGGATTTCCTAAGATAGAGTTCCAAGACTTTTATAATTACTCTGGTGAGATGCTTGACTACTGTGTCAGGGATGTTGAATTAAACACTGCTGTTTTTCATGAGCTAAGGAAAGAAGCAAGAGGTTTTTCTAAAGATGCTATAAGGCTTGAACATGAAGTAGCCAGGCTTGTTAAGAAACAAGAAGACAAAGGCTTCTACTTCAACATTAGAGATGCTGACATTCTTTTTTCAGAAATAAAAGAAAAAATGGTTGATGCTGAAAATCAAGTTAAGAAAGTTTTTCTTCCTAAAATAATAGAAAAGAAACTATACCCTCGCTACAACAAGTCAGGCGATATAGCTAAGACTGCTGAAGATGAAGATGGTAAAGGTGTCAGGTTAACAGATGAAGAATACAAACTCTTCTTTGAAAAAGAACACTCAGTACCACTTCACATTGTTAGAAAAACTTCTATAGAGTTACTTATATCTTCTCGTAAACAAATAGGAGAGTACCTTCAATCGTTTGGGTGGAAACCTAAAGAGTATACGCCTAACGGAAGACCAGTTGTTAATGAAAAAACCTTAGCAGCTATAACAGATATACCTGAAGCTAAAGTAATCAATGACTATTTTCTTCTTGAAAAGAGAAAAGGTCAATTGTCACAGTGGCTAGAGGCTGTTGAAGAGCGTGACGATTCTAGAATTCACGGTTATATAAACTCTAATGGAGCGCGTACAGGGCGTATGACTCACTCTCACCCTAACCAAGCTCAGCTTCCTTCAACAAGGAAACGCTACGGTAAAGAGTTTAGAGCGCTCTGGTGTGTACCCCCTGGTTACAGGCTAGTAGGAGTAGATGCTTCAGGTTTAGAACTACGCATGTTAGCGCATTATATGGGAGATAAAGGTTATATAAATGAAATCATCTCTGGAGACATACACACAACAAATCAAAAACTTGCAGGACTTCAATCACGAGATCAGGCAAAGACTTTCATCTATGCACTCCTATACGCAGCAGGAGATGAACGACTTGGGTCAGTGGTTGGAGGAAGCAAAAAAACAGGCTCAATCTTACGAAAATCATTTCTTGATAATTTGCCATCATTTAGAACTCTTAAAAACGACGTATCAAGAGCAGTCGCTAAAAATCAATGCCTCAAAGGATTAGATGGTAGGAAGCTACAGATTGTTAGCGAACATTCTGCACTTAACACATTGCTCCAAGGTGCAGGGGCTATCGTAATGAAGCAAGCATTAGTCATACTCGATGAGAAGCTAAAAGATTTAGATGCAACAGTAGTAGGTAATGTGCATGATGAGTGGCAGATTGAAGCACACTCTTCTTGCGCTGAAGAAGCGGGGCAGCTTGGAGTCCAGTCTATTATTGAAGCTGGGAAGTATTTTAAAATGAGATGCCCTTTAGATGGTGAATATAAAATAGGGAGAAATTGGAGTGAAACTCATTAAAATAAGTGAAACACCCTCTCCATTGTTTGACAACAGGGGTGATAGCAGCTATGTAGGAGATCGCACAGAGTACGAAGCTATACTGTGGTTACTTAAAAACAATTTTAAAGTATTTAAAAACTGTGAATGCACTGGACCTGCTGATCTTTCAATTGTTTCTCAAAATGGAACAACACTTTTAGTTGATGTTAAAACTAATTACAGACCTTCAGGCAGAACAGACATACAAAAAAAGCTAGGAGTAGTTTATCTAGTAAGAAAAAAATATGGTGACTTTCACTTTGTAAAACATAGAGAAATGAAAAATGCATAAAATAGTCGAAGATATTTATAGTAAATTAGATCATCTTAACGATGGTTCTCTTGATATATCTGAAGAAGACCTAGATACGTTAGGAGATAATATAAAGAAAGCTATTAAATCCTGGGCTAACCCTGAAAAAAGAGAAGGCTTTTACTTGAGGATGTCTAATGTTGGAAGACCAGCTAGACGTCTTTGGTATGATAAAAGAACAGAGTCCGGTGGAGAAAGAATATCCCCTGAAGTCTTTATTAAGTTTTTGTATGGTCACATTTTAGAAGAAGTAATCTTAACTTTAGTACGAATGGCAGGGCATGAGGTTACTGACGAGCAAAAAGAAGTAGAGTTAGAAGGGTTAAAAGGCCATATAGATTGTAAGATTAATGGAAGAGTTGTTGATATAAAGACTGCCTCTGGTTTTTCTTTTAAAAAGTTTTCTGAAGGTACACTACACCAAGACGATCCTTTTGGTTACATGATGCAGTTGTCTTCTTATGAAGAAGCAGAAGGGACAAGCAATGGCGGCTTTCTTGCTCTCAATAAAGAGACAGGGGCGTTAGCTATGTACAACCCTGGGCCACTTGTAAAACCTAATGCTACTGTTACTATTCAAAATCTAAAAGAAAAACTAGAAAATGATACACCCCCTGAACGATGTTATGATCCTGTTGCTGAAGGTAAGAAGGGTAATCTAAGACTTTCTTCAGGGTGTGCTTACTGCCCACATAAAAAAGAATGCTGGTCTGATTCTAATAATGGTACAGGGTTAAAAGCTTTTAAATATTCTAACGGTTTAAAATATTTTACAAGGGTAATAAGTCAACCCAGAGTAGAAGAGGTCTTTTTACATTGAACGGAAAGGTATCTAAAAAGGTTAGCAGGAAAGCTAAAGAGTTTGCTTTGTCTTTTTTAAAAGAAAGACTTACTGATGAAGAAGCTAACAAGTTAACATATAAACATATTGAAAAGACAGAGTATGCAGGACTAAGAGGTGGAGCCTGTTGCATTGTTATGTGTTTTAAAGGGTGTAAGAACGTCCTTAAAAGAATAATGAAATACAAGGATATAGATCTTATTACCGTTAAAGATGTTAAAGTATACTGTGACAGAGTAGGTAGAAATTAATTGCGTAAGCAGTATCGACGAAATAAAAGACCTAAAGAGTTACAAAAACAAAAAGGCGGGTACGACTCAGCGTTTGAAAGAACACTACACGAAACAATCCTTAAAGACTGGGAACACCACGAAGGGACTTTAGATTACGTTGTTGAGCATAAGTACCATCCAGACTTTGTTAAAAGAATAGGTACCAAGAAGATCCTCCTGGAGGCTAAAGGAAGATTTTGGGACCATGCAGAATACAGTAAGTATATCTGGATAAAGAAGACACTTCCTTCTAATACTGAACTTGTCTTTTTGTTTGCAAACTCTTCGCTACCAATGCCACAGACTAAAAAAAGAAAAGATGGCACTAAACGTAGTCATGGTGAGTGGGCAACGGCTAATGACTTTAGATGGTTTACGCCAGAAACACTGCCTGAAGAATGGAGAAGTAACTCTTTTGAAGAAGGAGAAGAAAACCTGTGAGCCGACATAAAACTATAAACGACGCAACCCCTGAAGAATGGAATGAAATTGTGATTGTTAAAGAAGCTAAAGAGTTGAATAAAGATGTTGAAAGAACTGACGCTGAGATACAGCACCCGCCCCACTACAACCAGGGCAGCATTGAATGTATTGAAGGGATAGAAGCTATGTTAAGCCCAGAAGAATACATAGGTTACCTGCGTGGAAACTCTTTGAAGTACCGCTGGCGTTACCCGTTTAAAAATGGGATACAGGATCTATATAAAGCAGAATTCTACGAAAAGAAGCTTCTAGAAAAACTTCTAGGACAGGAAAGCGACGAATAGTCTAAACAAGGCAGACGTTGTTATGGAAGCAAAGTTAGCAAGTTTTAAAGTTGTCATTAATGAAAAGAATATATTCATTACTGAAACCACATGGCTACCTGAAGAGAATGTAAAAGAAGTATTTAAAGATATTGAATCTCAACAGTATGTAAAAACTATACTAAGAGAAAGCAAGGTAGCGTTTTCAAAACTTCACACTAAATTACAAAAAGAGTTATCCTCATTATCATGATTATAGAAGATGAAATTTTAGACAGAGAAGTCCGTGAACACCCTTTAGTATCCATCGTACATGCTAACACTGATGTTATCAGGTATTTATCTGACCTTGCTGTTACAGAGCATAAAAGCTTGATCCCGCTTATAGCGGAACGAATAGCACTTCACTCTGATTACATTCTGGAAACGTCTAAACAGCTAACTGCTTACTCAAGGATCAATATAAAAAGCGTCAAATAAAAAGACTTATAAGTAAGTCATCCATAGATTTACATTCCAAGCTAAATGGGCAGCTCTATGTTTATCTATTTCAGTCTGAGTGTAATGAACAAGTAGTTCTTCATTTCTATTACACTCTAAAAGTTCTCGTTGTTCAATATAAAATTTATTCTTTGTTTTGGGTAAGGGTTTGTTGGTTCTTTCCACTTAGTTTTACTTTTCCTCCATAAGTTAAATTACCATTTGGTCTTGTGTGACCAATACCTAGCCGACATTTTAGAAGGCTTTGCATCTTGTGCATCGTGACGTGCATAGTACGATTTTTTTCTTGCTTTGTCTTTAGGTGTTTTAGGATTTTTACCTGCCCCTTTTACACCCTGCTGACCAAAGCGTATTAACCTCATAGTATCTCCTTCTTTAGCGAGGACCATATGAGATTTAGTTTTATGACCTGGAGTACGTTTAGGTTTGTTTACACCAGCTAGTCCATGTTTTTTTAACATGTTTCTTTTTCTTTCTTCAGTTGTCATTACCATATTTATACTACCCCCAATGGCGTACAATTCCACTTATAATAAAAATACAAGTTATTGTATTCAATAAAACAATTAATGTTCTAAATAATGCAACAACATCAGCTTCAAAAGAATTGTCACTAGCCTTTTCTCCAAGAGACATGCACCATAGTTTCCAAAGTTTACGCATGTTAATCTAAAAGCTCGACATCTTCTTCAACATAAACAGGTTTACAGTAAGCAGTTACATTTACCTGACTACGATCTAAATTGCTATATCTATCTTTAGAACTTACTTGACCGTGTTCAATTGCCTTAGCATAAGAGTTACATTTATATATTGAAGCCCAATAAGATATATCTGGTTGCTCAACATTGTTAATAACAACAATCAATGCAAAAGCCAAAACCATTTAACTCTTACCATTTTTATTCGTTATAGCTTGTGACCCGAAAAAGACTGAGATTATTCCTGCAACTGCTATGTAATATACAGATGCGATAGATCCCAATATGTCAGCAGCTTGTTCCAGTTTAAAAAGTGAACTGATTACAATAAGGCTAGGGTACAAAAGCATTCCCCATAGGGCGAACCAACACATATGCTTTTGTGCATCAGCCTTTTCATTTGCAATCTCTAAAGCTTGTAACTTTTCAGAAGTCTCTAGCTCTTCGTCAGTAACAATACCGTCACCGTCTGTATCATATTTAGAATATTTAGAATCTGGTTCTAGTTTTTTAGGAGGGTTCATATTTAAAATGCTCTATATGAAAGTATAACTAAAATAAATAAAGAAGCGGCTAGTGTTATGTAGCCTAGTACCTGTAGTATCTGTTTTAATTCTTTATCCCGTTGACGTCGCTTCTCTTTTAACGACTTCATACGTTTTTCATGCTCTAGCCTGGATTCTTCTACACGATTCATAATCTCTTTGTAGTCACCAGCTAGTCCCTGCATTAACATAATGTCTTTTAACTGTTGATTAAAAGTAGTTAATTGCCTCTTAGCCACCTGAAGCTGTAAAGAATCTTGGACACTCATTCTTCCAACATGCTTTGCTTCAGTTTCTAAAACTGCATCATTAGCCTTAGCAAAATTTCCTATAATGTTTGCAAAGGAAGAAGCGTTATCTTTGGTCTCTTTAGCAAGAGAGATAGCGTCGTTTAGCCCCTTCACTAAGGCTATGCACGTAGCGATTTCTGCTAAAGGCATGAGGTAAGTTACTTCTTACGAAGGTTTATAAGACGATCAACACCTTTAATACCAAAGGAAGCTGAAATACAAATAAACAATAAAGCCTGATACCAGTCAGGTAACTCTGATAACGCTTGAAAAGCCTGTTTAGTCCTATCTATTATAGTAGGGTCATCCATTACAATACTCCACCCAACCATAAAAATGGGTACGCTTAATACCAAAGTCCAAAATTCATCTTTCCAGGATGATGCACTGGCTTGAGCCATATGTGCTTCCCAGTTAGCATCATTCTGAATAACAGACATCTTGGCTTCATGCTTAGCCTGACTAACTGCTGCTTTATTTTTAAGAAATGTAGTGGCTATGTTGCTTACAGGACCAACAAGACCAGTTAAAAAGTTCAACATTGTTTAATAGCTCCAGATCCAAGGTCTAGGTCTGTTACCTCCATCCTCTGTTAAAGGTAAGTCATCAAGGTGTATAAATCTTAAAGCTACACTTCCTTTTTGACTGATTCCTACACCTGCCATACCTCTTCTTATACCTGCTTCTACGAGCTTTAAAGCGTTGCTACCGTATACCCTTATGTCAATAGCTCTTCCCTCTGTATGCGCTCCTGGTGAAGCCTTAGAAGCTTCTACAGGGTGCTTTGGACACCTATAGGCACTGCTTATCTTAAAAGGAAAGTTAAGCTCTTCTCGTAGTGCATCAATCTTATGCATAAACCCCTCATCCATGCCATCTGCACCACAGTGACTGCAAGTAAGTTCAGAAGTTTTAAAGTATTTATACATTAAACTCATCTTTTACTTTTTTTATCGCCTTTCCTAAAGAAAGAACACCGCCCGCCACAAACTTAACTCGTTCAGCGTCATCTTTTCTGTCAAAAAGAATAGAACTATCAACCCCTTCTGAATCTGAAACATATTTAAAAGCTTTTACTATGTCTTTAGTATTAAAAGGAAAATCAACTGGAGTCTTAACTACAGAACCTGTAGCAAATCCCAGTCTTTCTAAAGGATCTACATAAGCAACAGTTCCACCGCCTGAAAGTCCTAACCGTTTAAGAGGATCTTCTTCGTCTATAAAGGGTATACCAGCCTGGACATCGTAAGGAAGCCCTGTCATCCTGTCTATACGCTCATCAGGCTCTACAGGCGCATTAGGTACTACTACTTCAGCACCCGTTGTATTAATTGTCCCGCCAACAGCTTTTTCTTCTCGGTCTTCTTGGTTTTCAGACCAATACCTAACTCCAGTTTCAGGTATGTTACGTCTAAAATCTAATCTTATACCGCGATCAGGGGAAACTTGACTATTTAGCTTAGCTATTGCCTTTCTAAATTCAAGGTTAGAAGAAGGCAATTTACCCTCAAGTCTGAGTTTTTCAGCCCTGTTCCAAAACGAATCAGAATCTATAAATGTTACAGGGGTGTAACCTCTAATAACTTCTCCTACTTCAGAACCATATTCTTTTTCTAGCGTATTTAAAAAGGCTTCATATTTACCACTTTCTGAAACACTATCATCATAAAAAAGTCTACCTGCATTAATCTTTAAATATAATTCTTCAGAAAGAGATCTCACTTCATTGTTTAAGTTTTTATACTCATTAACAATATCTTCTACCTTTTCTGCACTATAAGTTGTAGGACGTAACCTGTTTATTGCTTGAGAGTATCTTCTTACTTTTTCATAAATACTTTTTTTAATATTTATGGGCTTTTTGTCCATAGTAGTAAAATACTTTGACGCTGCTAAATCACCATCTATTATTTCGTTAAAGATACCTCTACGCTCTTCATTACTTATGTCTACGGCAAGTTTAATATCTTTAAAGACACCTGGACCTGCATCATATAAAAAGTTTTCAGCGGCAACAGAAAGCCTTTGAGAGAAAGTTCTCTCTTCATCTTCAACTCCAGGTATATACTCATGGAAAGATCTACTACTTCCTGGAAGTCTTTTTCCGTTTGCCACAGTAGAAGCAAAATTAAATACAGCTTGGTTTAAAATAGTTTCACTTACAAAAGGTTTAACTGCTTCAACAACAAAAGCTTTAGTAGCTTTAGCAACTCGATTTTCATATTCTTCTTCGGTTATTCTTCCATTGGCAAAAGCAGAAGCAGCCGCATGAAACGGGGCAATAATAGTTGTTCTTGGGTCTGTGTATGTAAGGTTGTAAGAGTAAAGAACAACATTACCATTTTCATCTTCTTCTCTTGAGAAAGCATAAAGCTGCTCACCCCACTCTTCGTTTCTGTTTATTTCTTTAAGAGCAACGAGTTGTTGTTCACTTAATCCAGCTTGAGAAGCTGTAAGTTTTTCTATTGAAGTAGAACCTGCGCCAGCTAATATCCCAAAACCAGCTAATCTTCTTAGTCCTCTTGCCTTTAGTGTTGCGTTACCTGTAAGAATTTCTTGAGTAGCTAGCTCAACAGTATTAAAAGAAGTTCTAATTATTTCAGACGGAAAAGATATAAACGCTCCTATGAAAGGAATGTTTCTAGTTGACTTTACTCCTTTAGGAACAAGATCATAGTTGGGCATAACAGCCCGTACTTTTCGTGCAGCTTCTTTTTTGAGATCTTCAAGTGGAATCTTGTCATCTTTATAAGCACCTTTAAGAGTTTCTAACTCATCTACATACATCCAAAGTTTAAAAAAATCATCCTCAGCCATGTATGCTTTAGAAATAAATTCATCACCTTTTGCTAAAACATCTCCAAGTCCTACTTGATTTGATTCAGTAGTACCTACAGATGCCTTGTTAAAAATTCTTTTAGCAGATTTATAAAAGTTTTCTATCCCTACAGTAGCATCTACGTCAGCATCAATAACCGCTTTATACTCTTCTAGTATTTCTTTAAACTCTTGAAGACGTACATTTGTGCCTAGTATCCCTAGCTCTAACGCTTCATCATAAAGGTCTTCATAACCTCCTTTCTTTTTATTTAACAGCGTAAGAAAACTAGTAGTAGCTGAACGATTAAAAGGGTTAGAGCCATTAGACATAAGCATCCAAAAAGCTCCAGCAGTATTCCTTAAATGAGAAAGAGGGTTATACACTGTTTTGAATTTTTGTGTAATGCCTTTTAATTCTGCTGCGGTAGCCACAAAAGCACTTGCACCATACACATAAGCTTTATTACCCAAAGCCGCTTGAGTTGATCCAATTTGTCCAAGCAAAGGAGTTAAAGCCGTTTCTCTATTTTTTATAGCTAGACCTATCTCTGGAGTAGTAAACATCCCATCTAGAGATGAATTAGTCCCTTCTATCCTGTGAGTAAATATAGAATTATCTCGCGCTTTATCACTTGCTTTATATAAAATATTTGATTTTGTTCCTGTCTCAAGGAACGATTGAAAAAATTTATGCTGGGCAACAAGATAAGACATCTTTGAAAGCGTGTTTAAAAGAACTTCAGATGGATCTGTTATTTCACCAAGTAAATTTCTAATTTCAACAGGAATATCAGCTTTCTTTTTTAACACTCCATCAGTTATAGATGAAAGTGCTTCTCTATTAGCTCCTGTAAAATGCTGTAACTCTTGCGCCCTAAGTATAGAGTCAACCATTTTTTCAGCTTGTTCTGTAGCGGCTGCGGCACTAACCTTTGGGCGTGTTTCCTGGATGTTAGTTGCCAGATAGTCAACAGCGTCAGCGACTGCTTTTCTAGAAGGCGACCATCCTCCCTGATGTATCCTGTAAGCCCTGTTAACATATTTCCCTATGTTTTCTTCAATAATAGACCTTATTTCTTTGCTATCGCCTTGCATTACATCTAAGTCTAAAATCTGCATAGACAATGAATCTATAGACTCTCTAGCATCAGCAACTAAATGAATTACTTCATCAGGCAAAGAAGAATAATTTGTGTAACCTGGAAAATCTTTTAAACTTTCGTAATTTACATCTGAGCTTTGAACAGCTTTAATAAAAGCTTCTCTTGAAGACTCATCTCCCATTATTTTAACATTAATTTCTTGGTCACGAAGTAGCATAAAAACCAAGTTCTTTACGTCTTCAGGAGAACTTTCTGTTAATCCTGCTAGTTTATTTATTGAAGTGTCTAAACGTGTGGCAAGGTTACCAGCTTGGTTAAGAATAGACTTATGTTTATTTAAAAACTCAGCTTTATCTTTGTACACGCTTGAAGGAAGGTAGCCTTCAGAAGTAAAAAATTGATTTGTCATACGGACAAAACCAGCGTACACGTTACGAAACATAGTACCTATTTTGCTGTATGGCTCACCCGTTTCAGGGTTTAAAAGATCAGCAGGGTCAGACACCCCAGATTCTTTTGTTCTTCTACTAGCTTGTTCAACTGTTTCTTTGTAATTTTGTCTATAACTTTTAAAGAGAGCTTCTGCTTTTTCTTCCTCTGTTAAAACGACCCAAGGTTTTTTAGCAAAATCTGTTGCATACCTAACAAGTTTAGCAGGTACAATAAGAAAAACTCCTGGAGAGGCTAATATAGCAGACTCAAAAGCCAGTTTAGCTTGTTTTTCTTCTGACTCTGATAAATCGTCAGCAGTAATAGCACTTTTAACAGCATTAAACGCTTCTTGAGTAGGCATATAGTCAGCTAACAGATCTACTACATTATCTTCTCGGTTAGTTAACAGGTTGTAAAGAGTAACCTCTGTGCCGATAATAGCTGCCGTACCTAACGCCTTCCCTTTTGGAAGTAGCTTTGCAGCTTGCGCCCCAGCCAATAAAAAAGGGGCTGTTTCAGCTACTAGAGGCGCACTAAGTGTATCTTGAACTGGTCTACCTGTTTCTGGATCAAACGCCACATTAGCCTTTTCTTGTGGTGAACCAGAAGGATTAAGTAAATGACTAAGAAGAAAACCATATACATTTGGTTTTTCTCTTTTAAGTCTTTTTTCCCATGCAAGTTTTTCTTCTTTAGTTTCAAACTGATCAAACGCTTCTTTTATTCCACCTGCAATTACCTCGTATGCATTAAAGCCTTGGTTAACAACAGATTTAATAAAATCATCTCTATCCTCTTCAGTTATGCCCATTCCTCTCATAAAGAGAAACTGATTTAGCTTTGCATGTGCAGACTGCTCTTCCAAAAATTCTGAAGCTTTGTCGCTAAGAGTTTTATCTACTTCATCAGAAGGTACTTCATCACTAACCTCATCACGAACCTCATCACGAACTTCGTCAAGGTCTTCACCGAAAGACCCTGTAGCAACAAAGTTTTCTATTTGTTCTTCTGAAAGGTCAGGATAAATTGATTGAGCTAAACTTCTTTTCTTATCAGACGCATCAACTTCTAAAGGTAAAGTTTCAGACGTGCTGGGGATGCCTAAGTTTTCTAAATCTTCTTTTAACCCAGAGGTGTCTTGAGCCTCAGATAGTTTATCTGTAGCAACAAGTCTTTCTATTTCATCTTCTGAAAGGTCAGTATACCTTTCTAAAATATCTTCAGTATCTAACAATGCTTTTAGCCTACGTTAAGTTTATTTAGTTTAGTATCTACCTACATTTTCTCGTATTAACTTATCAGCATTATCAAGAAAAACTCTAAATAACATTGCATATTCATTTTCTGCTTTTGTTATTTCATCGTCAATGTCAGCTTTAGTCTTTCCCGTATACGTTTCACTGGATATCAGTGTTTGTTTCTGTTCTTCTGCAGATCGCAGTCTATCGTTGGCAGCTCTTAAATCAGCTACTCCCTGAATAGAATCTATGTATTGTTTACTGTAATGTTCTGAAGTGGCTAAAAAACTTTTATCATAAACAGTGCTAAGATCAGAAAATAAAGTATTAACATCAGCGTCAGACAAATCTTTAAGCCCAAGCATCGCTGCTTTATGAAGCTCTTTAAAAGAATTTTTACCTAGCGCGTAATTTTTATTATCGTTAACTAATGTTTGAAACTCTTCTTGGGCTGAAGCCGTTAAACCATCGTACCAAGCTTTATAAGCTGTACCTATAACTTTTCTTTCTGCTCTTTTTCTATCTTTTTCTGTAAGAAGGTCCGTTATATCTGTGGTAACAACTTCCTCCACTTTTCCCAGTTTATTTGTTACTGTTGTAGTCTTTACTACTTTAAGCTCATTTCTATCTTTACCTCTAGTAGTTTCGGTGGAACTTTTTGTAATGTTTCCGCGCTTAATAGCTTCTTCTATTATTCTATTAGACAATAAAGCTGCATTAACTTCTTGTTGATTAAAGTCACCTGTTTTTTTAAAAGTGTCCATAGCATTAATTATTTCTTTACTAAAAGAAGAATATTTTCCAGACTTTAAAAGTGTTGTAATAGAACTGTTTATATCTTCTTTAGAAATACCTTTTATTTTTCTAACAAAAGCAGGTATTAAACCGTCTGCTCCTAATGCCTTTCTTACTAATTTATCTGTGTCGTTTTCCCAATTATCTAAAGTTAAAGTATTGTTTTCTACTAAATCCATTACTTTTTCAAAATTTGCTAAACCCTCTTTATACTTTTCTTCTGTAATATATGCTTTTTGATTTTTATCAACTAAAGGAATAGTTCTTTCACCCCTACTATCTACAATACGATGCTTACTTTGAAAACTGTCACGAGCAAAGTTTAAAAAAGCTTCCTCGGTGCCAAACACTTCTTTACCTTTTAATCCAAGTTTAGCTCCTGGACTTAATGCAATTGCTTGATTTAGCTCATCCATAAGTAGCTTAGGACCATATACATTATCGTAGTATTCTTTAGGACTGCCATATTCACTATTTGCGTATTCTTGATAAACTTCTTGAGCTTTAGCAAGTCTGTCTTGAGCCAATTTAACTTTTTTATGAGTGGTACGATATGCTTCACTTTCTTTTACAGTTTTTAATCTGTCTCCACCTAAAACATTTGAAATAGCTGTTCCTACCCCTGTGCTTAGTTCTTTTGCGAGAGGATTTATAAAAGCAGAAGCAATGTTGCCAAGAAGAGCATACTTTATTTGATCTCTTTGTAGTTTTCCTCTGTAATCTTCTTCTTCTTTTCGTCGCCTTTTAAACTCAGCACTTTGTGCATCAGCCAGCAACGAGTAAGCTTCACCTAAGCTAGGTAGTGCCATTTTACTGCTCTCCTAATAATGAGCGTCTTTCGGGTATATCTGCTTCGTCTAACTGTTGAGTTATCTCTTCAGGTATCTCAATCTCTTCTTTTTCAACAGATTTAAAATTTATAGACCTTTCCATAGCAGCTTCTTCTATATCATCTTCATCATCTTCTTGAATAATAAAGTCTATCCCCTGCCTTTCAGCCAAAGCAGCAATCATATAAACAACCTGCTCTACCATAGTTAGCATCAAATCAGGGTTAATAACCCCATCAGAAAATGCCTGATACATCAACATCTGTGATATATCCATAAGAGGAGTTCCTTCCTCTACTGAATCTAAAACAGCGTTGTATACTTTAGGCTCTACTAGCTTCATAAAAAAGAACCTAGACGCTTCTGAGGAGTCAGTAATCGCTGGAGGCTGCTCCCATGTGTATCTGTCTTCAGGACTTCTTGTTAAAGAAGAACCAGGTATAGGTCTTTTAAAAGAAGTACCTATCCTATAAAAGTCTTTGTCGGTTTCAGTCATCTCTGACATAATTAATGCCTATTAAGCTGCTTGTTGTTGAGAAAGATTCGTATTCCAATTTCCAAAAGCACCTCCAGAAACACCAAAAGTATTCATAAGGTTTGCCATAAGTAAGTTATATTCAGAATTTTGATAAAAATTTGTAGGAGTTGTTATAAGAGGAGCCATACTTGAAATAACTTGTCCTACATCATAGCTACGAGAACCATAATTTAAATCAAGAGCATTTCTTGGTCTTGGTTCAGGCATAGTATCTCCCATAACTTCTTGCTGTACTGCTCCAGTTGCGAGACTAGTAGCCAAATTAGCTGGAAGATTAACAGCACTGTCTACCATAGAGTCTCCTACTCTACCTAGTAAACTTTTATCATCAACAGGAGGCTCTACAGGTTTAACATTAAGATTTTCAGCTGTTCCAATAGCATCTAGGCCATTTGGAGAAGCTGTTAATTTAAAAGATTTTTCAGTTACTGCATCTAATTTTCCTGTATATATAGAAGAACCATACATTGGTTTATCTTTAAGATATTCAGGTAATTGACCTCCTGATCTTTGTATTTGATCTTGAACAGATATACTTGTGCCAGGAATAATGTCTCCATCTTTAGTACGATCAAATAATTCACCTGTTTTAGGATTAATATCAGGACTGTCATACCTATATTCTCCTTTCAGAATATTGGCATCTTTCATGTACTCTACACCTTTGGCTGTAGGATTAAGTTCTATAATGCCTCCTACTGCTTTTTTAAAGCCACCCCAATCAGCACTTACTTGTTCTCCTACTCTACCAAGTACACTATCTGATCCTGTACCAAAGAAAGAACCAGCAGCATCTTTACCAATTACTTTATTAACACCTGGAATTTTACTACCAATAAAACCAACAGTTTCTCCTATAAACTTACTAACAGCACCAGTTACAGTTTTGTAGCCTTTGTAGATAGCTGATCCAGTTTTGTAAGCAGCATTAACCATCCAAGAAGCACCTTTAACTATAGGATTAGCAGCAGCTAAACCTTTACCTAATACACCTAAAAATGAACTACTTAACCCACTTAACATGGGTGCAAATATTTGTCCAAAAGGAATAAATGACAGGGCTATCTGTCCAACCACTCCTAATTTGCCAGCCCACTTTCCTACTTTCTTAAAGACTTTTTTAATGCCTTTACCAATTTTCTTGAAAGTTTTTTTAACGCCTCTCCATAACTTACTAAAAAAGCCCATTTACAATAACTCCTTTTTTACGCTCGTAACTCAGATGGTAATTCAAATGCAACATCTATTTCTTTTATAGAATCGCTAAATACATTAAGTGACTCTAAAAGAGTTCTTCTTTGTGTTGAAAATTGACCCTCTGTCATAAAAGCTTCATTAGACAATACAGCATTAATAGCACTAATCTTTCTTTCTTTATCATTTTGATATTCAGTCATGTCAAAAGCAGCTTGATCACGTAATGTTTGCCAAGCTTGAGAAAGTGCTGTTTTATCCAAGTCAAATTGAAAAGCTGTTTGTTGTTGATTAGCTGCATTTTGTGCAGCACTATCAGCTAAGTTAGCTTTTCTTCTCCACTCAATATTAGACTGTTCAATGGCCTGGCTATTAGCAGTATTAAACTGTTCAATCTGTGCATCTTGACTGCTATTAAACTGTCTTATCTGTGTTTGTATTTGAGCCATAAACTGCTCAGCCTGTAACTCATTACCAGCATTAATAGCTGCTACTCTATTAGTCTCAGCAGAGTTAAACTGTTCTAGTGCGTTTACTTGCTGACTATTGAACTGATTTAACTGTGCTGCAAGACTTGTTACATATTGTTGAGTTTGTAAGTCACTAGAAGCATTGAACTGCCTAGCAGAATTTTGAATTGCTGCATCACTTAGCATTCTTTGCTGTCGTTGTTGAGAGTCAAGCATATAAGCCTGTTGCTCATTGTTTAAATTAGTCATGTCCATTTGTAAAAAGTTTCTAGCATTTTCAATACTTACTTTCGTAAGTGAGTCTGCTGCCTGTAAATCCATAGATGCTAAAGTGGTAGCATCCTGCATAACAGTTTGTTGTCTGTTGTTTAAATCCTGCAAAGTTGATGTTTGCATAAATTTACTATTAGACAGTTCTACTTGTTGTGCAGCACTAAACTTAGTTAAATCTATGTTAGCAACAGTAGCAGCATTTTGAATTGCTGTTTGTTGGTCAACATTAAGTTGAGCCAAGTTCATCTGTTGTGCAAGGTTTGCAGTAATTTTATTAACTTCTAACCTTTTACTAAGATTAGCCAGTTCTGTTTGTTGTGCAGCATTAAGATTTTCAGAGGATGCCTGATTTTTAGCAGTAAGATACGACAAGCGCATTTGCTGTTCGTTTGAAAGATTAGCTACTTCCATTTGTTGCTTAAACTCAGCATTACGCTGAAGGAAGTTTGCAGCTACTTGCATTTCAGCCATCTTTTCCTGGTTAATTGCACTTTGATTAGCACCTAACCTTTCTGCTTCTATTTGTAAATTAGCAAGTTCAATCTGTTGATCATTCCCCAGATTAGACATAGCAGCTTGTTGTTCATTCTGAAGGCTTTGTATTCTTACCTGTTGAGCCTGTTCTGACTGAGTTAATTGAGCTTGTTGAGTAAACTGTCCCTGAGTCAGGTTAATCTGCTGTGCAAGCTGAGCACTCTGTGAACCAGATTCTTGTCTGTTAGCTAGATTAGTTAACCTTAGCTGCATCTCCTGTGAAGCTTGTTGCAGGTTAGCCTGTTGTTCATTTGATAAGTTTTGAGTAGCTCTCTGTTGTAACGCGGCTGCATTACTTTGAGCAATAGGTAAAGCAGTTTGAATAATTGCATTAAAAAGAGCATCTCTACCTACTGTAGAAACATCAAGACCTCTTGCACTCATTCTAGAGTTTACTAGCTGTACGGCTGGTCTAGCCCATATAGGTGTAACTCCTTCATCAATACCTGCTAAAAGGTTTTCTATTTGAACAGATACAAGTGCTTCATTGGGTAATGCTGCAACTGCTGCTTGAACCTCTACAGGAGTAGTATCTATTTGTGCTGTAATACTTACAGGATTATCAAGAATTGCTTCAGCTATATCAGGAGGTATCTCACCTACTTCTTGTAGTAATGATCTAGCATCTCCTTTAGCTGCTTCTCCTTTTAGCTCTCTTCTTTCTGCGGCTTCGTAACCTACTTCTCCCTGTATTAAAGCCTCGTCACCTTCAGCAGCAGTTTCATCAAGTATAGCTTCTCTAGTTTGTTTTTCTGCATCAGGTGTAGAAGATAAAAGAACTCGCTCTCCTGTAACAGGATCAATTTGAGATCTTGTATCTTCTATAAAAGGTTTAGCGGCTGCTTTAGCAGCTTTTTCCTGTATAGGGTCTCTTTCTGCTGCTGTAGTAGCTGTTAAAGCTGCTCTAGATGCTTCAGCAAGTTTCTCTGCTGAACCAACAGCATACTTAGTATCATCAAAGTCTAATGTGTAACCTAAATCTTTTCCTATACGTCTGTGATAATCAAAAAGGTCAGTAGCTTCACCTCTTTTAATAGCGTTACGTACTTCAGGATACTTATTAAAGTAGTTAGCTTCTGCGGCTAAAAATCCTCGCATAGCTGGAGCTGATACTCCTAAAGCTTTTGCATTTTCAGCAACAACACTAGGGTCAGTTAACTGTCTTTCAGTGCTGTCTACTGTATCTGCATCAATATCCTCAACAGCTACTTTTTCTTCTTTTGTTAACTCAGCTACATCTCTAAGTGCCCGTATAGGATTACCTGCGTCATCAAACTGAATATTGCCTTCGTCATCTCTTTCAAACCTATCCATTTGAAAGGTTTCTGCTCTAGTTCTTTCATCTACATCTTCTGTAGTAGGATCATCCGTAGTTCTATCAGATACTTTAGTAACAGAAATATCTGCAACATCATCTGCATCCATTGCAGGTATTTTGTAAGGAGCAGTTGTTCTTCTTTTAAACTCAGTCCCTGATACAGGAAGTATCCTATAACCGTCCTCGCCTTCCTTGACTTTAGGTAACCTTAATACTTGTTTAACGGTGGCATTATGAAAAGCAGCTTTAGAAGATCGCCAATCATTATATCTTTGAGTGGGTCTTATTGAAAATGACCCCCCTGTCCCTCCCGTAGGGTCACCAGTTGTGACAATATCATCTTGTGGACGTGGATTAGCAGCAAGCCATCTATCCATATTTAAATTAAATATTTCAGTTTCTTGAGCTGAAAATTTAAGTGGCTCTAGGTTAATTGAACCCTTTTCATCATTTAAAAAAGGATTGCTTGCCTCAAGTCTATCGTCATCACTATTATAATATGTTTCTTTATTTGCAGGATTATTAACATCAGCTAATCTAGAATCGTCGTAGGGTATTTCTTCATCATCATCAGCTTGTTGAGCAGCAGCAGCTTGTTGAGCAGCAACTGTAGTTTGTTGCCCTACATCATCAGTTTCAGTAGTAGTTACAGTACCAACACCTAACCTTTGGTTAAGCTTTTCACGAGTAGCATTTGTCAATGCCCCCTGCTTGGCAGCTTCTGTTAACTTTTCTCTCCAAATAGTTCCAAAAGGAATCCCTTGCTCACTAACGCCTTCATCTGGACCTTTATCAAGCATCCAGTTGACCCATTCATCATTAGTAATAAACTTATCTTGATTAGGATCACCGCCCTCTCTACTAATACGTTCATAGTTTTGAGGAGTAAACTCTTTACCGTCGTAACGGGTGCCAAAGTTTAAAACTTGTTGTGCAGGTTCTTCTTTTTTAGGTAGCTCTATACCTGTACCAACTCCAGGCTGAACAACTCCAGTAGGTTCAGGTGTAGGTGTTCTAGTTGTAGGAACCATATCCGAAGGAACAGGGGTAGTAGGTAGTTGTACACCTGTACCAGAACCAGGATCAATAACTCCAGTTAAATCTGGTCTAGTTTTTACAGGTGTAGGAACAATATCACTTTGCCCACCTTGACCAGGAACCTCTGTTCCTTGAGTTGATTGTGTTGCTCTTGTTCTTGCTTCTTCTGCTTTCTTTGCAGCATCCATAGCTGCCTGTACACCATCAGGAAGACCGTTAAAGGCTTTCACTCTGCCACCCACAGTGTAATCCTGTCTCTGTTTTAAGACACGACTACGCTTACTGGCTTCATTTTTTCTTTTCAAAGCCTTCTTATTTTTTGCAGACTTTCTAGCCATAACTAAGTAACCCTTTCTTTACTTATACAGGTGTATTATCTTTTAAATAGATACCTGTTTGAGATGTAGCTTGATTATCAGAAAGAGAAATATCATTGGCTCCTCCAGATATTTTAGTAACTTCACCTGAATAAATGTCATTAGCTCCACCTGGAATCTTTTGAGCATCTTTAAGATAAATATTACTGTTACCTCCTGCTACCTTAGTATTGTCAGAAAGGTAAATACTATTAACTCCACCAGATATGTTAGGCGACGGATAAAGTTTATCGGGATTTCCTGGTTGCATAATTTAAGTCCTTTAACTATTTAAAATGGTAACTGATGCAGCAGCACCAGTCGTAATTACTGTACCTATAACAAGCCATGCTACCTTTTCCCATCTTTTTGCGTGATTGTCAGTAGCAAGTCTTAGATTCTTTAACTCTGTTAAAGCTTCTGCCCATCTTTCGCCGCATTCTTTCTCATGCTTAGCGATACGCTCTAAAGCTTCAAGGGCCACATCAAGAGCCTCAGTCTTTTCCATCTGCCTGAACCTCTACATCTTCAGAAACTTCTTTATCTTCTTTTGGAACCATCCAAAATTCAGGAGTCTTTACAGTTTCCCAAGCCATTAAAAGCCAATCTCTTATAGCTTCTATAATTTTCATTTATTTAACTCCTTTAAAGTTCTTCAGGACGTTTAAGACGAATACCTCGCTTGAACGCAGTTACACGATCAGCAGTAAAGATATTTTCAGCTACACAAGCCGTCATAACATTGTCAAAACGTGTACTAGTCACATCTACTTCTGCATCACGACGAGACATCAGCAATGCTGTATCTGCAATGATTTGCGTAGAACTTCTAAATAACGCCAA